TCCAGGTGGGAGCTTGTCGAAAAACAATGCTTTAAGAATGGCCGACTAGATGAAACGCATATCTATGTGATGAGCGTTTATGAAAAACCAGACGAGCATTTTGAGCCGACAAAGTTCCTCACGTTTGAAATTGAGGCGATGGCAAAGTCTTATATTATGGAAGACATTGAAAATCAGCTTGCCAGTATTCGTGGTGAAGACGACGACGAGGACTAATTATTTAGTTTCTCAATAAATGGCGTTTATTGAGAAATCAATTAATTTTTGCAATGAATGATGGGTAGCCCATCAGCCACAACACGCTAATTCCATAGAGGCCACTAAGAGTGCGGATTTGCACACAATCTGGTGGAGCAGTGCCTTTTTCGATGCGACAGTAAGAACTTTGACTGATGTGAAGCTCTTTTGCTACGTCATGTTGAGTGAGCCCGGCATTAAGCCGGGCTTCTTTAATGCGACTTGCAATGAGAATACGAGCTTCTTGGTGGGGAAGTTTAAGAGCGTCCGTCGTGCTGCGTGCCAAGAACATCACAAGTTTTTATTCCATTTTGCATAAGCTTATAAAGTATAACATTCGCTTCTTGATAAAGTATGAATATGAGCACCATTTCTTGCCGATACGATTTCTCTCCTATTGAGAAATACGAACTCACGCCAGAAGGTTATCTTCGGGCATGGGCTTCTATCGCACGCACTGGCATCCAGCACTACACAGATAGTGATGGCTCCATTCGTCGTGAATATCGTCCCGAAACAGAAGTGGCGTCTCCCGATAGTCTTGCTTCATTTGCGGGCAAGGCAATCACTTCGGAACATCCCCCCGTACTTCTCGATTCCGAGAACACCAAAGACTACCAAGTGGGCTTTAGTGGCACTGAAGTGGTGTACGACAATGGCTTTGTTAAAGCAGTGATGACAATCACTGACGAAGACACCATTAAACGCATCATGAAGGGGGATGCTCGTGAGGTAAGCGCTGGCTACAGGGTGAATTACGATCCCACGCCTGGCGTTACAGAAAATGGCGAGCATTACGATGGCGTCCAAAAGGAAATCATCGGCAATCACATCGCTATTGTTCGTCGGGGCCGCGCTGGCCCGCAAGTGAAGCTTCATCTTGATCGTCAAGATGCTGCTGACCCATCTTTGATCTCTAACGGAGGAGACCATCTAATGACTGCAAAAGTCGTGTTTGATGGCGCCGAGTTTGAAGTGACGGAGAGCGTTGCTCTTGCGATCACTAAAGAACGCGAAGACGCCAAAATGTCCTTCGAGGACATGAAGAAGAAGTACGACGAACTGCAAGCAGCCGCTGATTCCATGAAGTCCGAAATGGATGCCATGGAAAAAGAAATGAAGGGCAAAATGGATTCTGCCGAAGGGCGGGCCGATGCTCTGGCTGAGCAGGTCGAAGAACTGAAGACTGAACTGACTGCTGCCCAAGAAATCAACCTTGATTCGATGGTTGAAGAGCGCGTGGCTCTCATTGAGAAAGCTAAGCCCGTTCTGGATAGCGCTTATGAATTCACTGGCAAAACTGCCCGTGAAGTGATGGTTGATTCCATCAAAGCAGTGCGTGGTGATGAGCTTGATCTTTCTGAGAAGAGCGACGACTACGTACAGGCAATGTTCGACACTCTTTCTGAGGGTCGTTCTGATTCTGCCACCACTGATGAGCTGCGTAAAGCCGTAGCTTCCATTGCTTCTCCTGTTTCTGCGCCGTCCGCTTATATGGACATGCTGCAGAATGCCTGGAAGAAGCCCCTTTCCATTTCTAAGGAGGCTAAGTAATCATGGCCGTTGTTTTCTCTACCTCGGGCACTCCTTCGGCTGGTGGCGTGCAACAGAGCTACGCTCTGGAGCATGACGCACTGCTGGAAGGCCAACTGTCTGACATTCGCGACAACACCATCGGCACCTACGTCAACGAAACTGGCGCTGTGCTGCCTTTCGGTAATGTGGTTGTGTACAACACCGCTGGTACTGCTGCAAACTCTGCTGCTACCATCTCTGGCGCATCTGACACTGTTCAAGGCGTGAACGTCCTCACCTACGTTGACGAAACTGCTCTTGATTCCAATAACCGTCCTGGTGTGAAGAATCAGCAAGTGCTGAACGTGGCTAACGAAGGTGCAGTGGCTGTCTATGTGACCGGCGCTGTTTCGCCCACTTCGCCCGTGCGTGTGCTGTATTCCGCTAGCGGCACTGGCAAGGCTGGCCAATTCTCGCATGCTTTTGCTTCTGGTAAAACTGTTCGCCTCGCTGGCGCACGTTTCCTGAGCACCACCACTTCCAGCGGCATTGCAATTCTGGAGCTGAATGGCCCCAGCTTTACTCTTTCCGCTGATTCTTGATAGGAGGCCCTAACAATGTCTGAATTCCGTATGGATGACGCGGGTCTGTTCCTTGAGCGTCAGCTTGAGTACATCCGCCCCCAAGTGTTTGAAGTGCAGTATGCGGATATTAAGTATCCGACCATTCTGCCTGTCACTAGTGAAGCTGGCCCTGGTGCTCAGACCTTCACCTATCGCATCATGGACTCCACTGGTGAGTTCAAGCTGATCGCTGATGCTGCTGACGATCTGCCCCGTGCCGATATCAGCCAAGTTGAGAAGAGCATCAACATCCGCTCCTTCGGTGGCTCCTTCGGTTACACCGTGCAGGAACTGCGTGCCGCTCAAATGGCCAACATCGCTCTGGAGCAGCGTCGTGCTGCTGCTGTGCGTCGCGCCTATGAGGAGAAGGTTGAAGAAGTGGCTCTGTTCGGCGAGAGCACTGTTGGCCTGTCTGGTTTCTTTAACAACTCCACCGTGGACGTTGTTGCTGCTGATAAGTGGTTCACCGATAGCGGCACCACTGCTCAGGAAATGCTGGAGCTGCTGAACTATGGCGTGAGCGCCATTATCAACGCCTCCAAGATGAAGGAGCAGCCTGACACCATCCTCATGGCCTATGAGGACTACAACAAAGTTTCCACCACTCGCAACTCCGACTCTTCGGACGTGACTGTGCTGGAATACTTCCTGCGCACCAACCCCTACATCCGCAACGTTGAGCCTATCAACCAACTGGATGCTGGTAACAGCGTGCTGAACACCAACCGCATGGTTGTGTACAAGCGCGATCCCGAGAAGGTGCAACTGCACATTCCTCAGCCCCTGGAACTCTTCCCGCCTCAACAGCGCGGTCTTGAGTTCATTGTTCCCGCTCATGCTCGCGTGGGTGGCGTGGCTCTGTACTATCCCAAGAGCGTTATCTACGTTCAGGCTTCCGCCTGAGGATAGTTGATCAAGGGAGGGGCGTTAAGCTATGGACAATTGTTTCTTTTGAACAATGCTCATTGCTTATCGTCCCGAACTTGAGAACCCGCCCCGTGAAGGCGGGTTTGGCATTATTACGCAAACAGGCATGATTCAACTCACGCCTGGCCTTAATCAAGATATTCCAGAGTATCAATGGAAAGTGGCTCGTGAAAATAAGGCAGTTAAACGCCTTATGAACATTGGAGCTATCGAGGAAGTGCGCGAGCAGATCATGGTGGAAGACATTCCTCAAGATGTGCAAACGCTTTCTCAAATGCCAATGGTGGAAGCCATCCGCATGATTGAACTCATTCATGACCCAGATCAGTTGAATGGCTGGAAAAAGATTGAAGGTCGCGTAAGGGTGCGTAATGCTATTAACAAGCGCATTGAAAACATTCGCATTGGGAAAGCCTGATTATGGCCGTCACTTATGCGAGTTTTCTTGAGCGGTTCCCTGAATTCACTCCCCATCCATCGGGAATTGTGAATGGTGCCATCTCAGAGGCTACTTACGATGCTTCTGCAGATGTATTTGGGGAACAAACTGATAGGGCAGTTAAGTTTCTTGCTGCTCATATCATTGCCATTCAACTTGCGCAAATGGGCATTCAAATTGGTGCCACTGAAGGCAAGGTATATGGTGAGGGGCTAGATGCCACTCAATATGGTCAAGAGTTCAAGCGTATGTTGAATACGCTCCCTTCTTCTTCTGTTGGTTTCGTTGTATGAGCAACTTCCTGGAGCCACTTGCTAATTCCACATTGGTATGGTCAGTGGCTTCGGGCTATGCGCTTGACAGTGAAACAGGGAATTACGTGGCAGTTGCAACGGGCGTCACTTATTACGCATCGTTAAGACAAAAACGCAATCCTCAGTACGATTATTTGCTTGGTGCGGACCAGACGGCTGTTTATATGGAAGGCCGTCTCACTTCTCCGCTTACGCTTTCTGGTGTAACGCCTGGTGATTCCGCCCAAGCGACGATCAATGGAAGAGAGGGACGCTTTGAACTATTGCCAAACGAGGAGATTGCTATTCATTATTGGCAGTTCCTCGGCACGCCAATTAGGGGAATTTTTAGACTAATTGGCAAAGGAAGCGTTGACAATGCTTGACTAAATCAAGCCTTCGCC